TCAATCCCCACCGGCCGGAGTCTGCGGTTCTTCTATATACGGCGCAATCACTTGAAACAGCGCCGGCCCGATAAACGCTTCCAGCTGAAGCCCGCTCACGGTGTATTCCTCGCTTAAAAGCGTACCTTCCTGCCGAATACGTGCTGCCAGCGCTGTCTGCGTAAACGGCAGCAGCAGTTTTACCCGGCGCACGCAGACGGGCAGTGCTTCCTCGATTGCCGCCAGCAGCTGCGGCACACCCTCGCCGGTTTTCGCGCTGATGCGGACACCGCCGCCAATTAGCGGCAGGCTGTCTAGTCCCGGCACTTTATCGCATTTGTTCAGCACAGAAAGCACGGTTCCGGTGCATCCCAGTTCTTCCAGCAGCTTGCGGGTAACTTCAAGATGTACCTGTGCTTCTTTGCTGGAAGCATCGCAGACATTCAGCAGAATATCCGCGTTGGCCGCCTGCTCCAATGTAGAACGAAATGCCTGCACCAAATGGTGTGGCAGGCGGCGCACCAAACCGACTGTATCAATCAGCATCACAGAAAAACCGTTTGGCAGTTTCAGGGCTCGCGCTGTCGGGTCCAGCGTGGCAAACAGACGGTCTTCTGCCAGCACGCCGGCATCCGTCAGCATATTCATCAGCGTACTTTTCCCTGCGTTGGTGTAGCCGACCAGCGCAACCGTAACCACACCGTCTTTTTTGCGGCGGCGGTCAATCTGCTCGCGGTGCTTTTCAACTTCATCCAGCTGCGCCTGCAGATTCTGAATGCGTGTGCGGATATGGCGGCGGTCGGTTTCCAGTTTGGTTTCTCCGGGACCGCGCGTACCAATGCCGCCGCCCAAACGGGAAAGTGCGGTTCCGCGCCCGGAAAGCCGCGGCAGCAGGTAGCGCAGCTGTGCCAGCTCCACCTGCAGTTTTCCCTCTTTGGAACGGGCATTTGCCGCAAAAATATCCAGAATCAGCATGGTGCGGTCCACCACCCGCGCACCAGCGGCCTCTTCCAGATTGCGTATCTGGGTCGGAGTCAGCTCACGGTCGAAAATCAGCAGTTCAATGTCGTGTTCTGCACAGAATTCAGCAATTTCCTCTACCATACCGCTGCCCACACAGGTGGCCGTGTCCGGTGCCGGGCGCTTCTGGGTAATTGCGCCGAAAGGCTCTGCGCCCGCGCTCCGCACCAGCTCATAAAGCTCAGCCAGCGAAGCTTCGACATCGTATTCACCGGTGTCGCACTCAACCAGCAGCGCCCGGGGCAGCCGCTCTGTATTCTCGTACATGTTTCATTCCCTCCGCCCATCAATTTTCTACTTTTTCCAACAGATTTCATTTTACTGCAAAACTGCCGTATTTGCAATCAACGAAATGCAATGTAAGCATACACTTTGCCGTTTTCGTTCAGCATGGAATAAATGTCTGCGCTTACAGCCTCGTTTTTCACAGAAAAGCCTTGGTTCTGCATCAGGTACAGCGGCCCGCAGTAAAGGCCGTTGGCAGCCACACCACTGTAAAGGACCAGGTTGCCGCTGCTGTCCTTCTGCACCATCTGGGCTTTAAACGGAAACACAAGCACTGCCTGCGGATTGAACCCCAGCGTAATTGTCTGCAGGCTGCTGCCGTTGCCGGTGTAGTTTCCATATACCAGCGGTGTTTGATCCGTCGGTGTTTTGTGCAAAGTGGTGTTGGCGATGTGCTTGCCGAAAAGGTCTTCTATTGTCTGATTGTCACTGACAAAATCCTCACGCAGAGGATGGTCATCCGCCGTCCACAAATTTAATCCATGTGCAGTCTGTTTACTTGCAGGCATCTTTTTTCCCTCCTGTATTTTGCCTGTTTCACAGCAAACTATCTGCAAAACAAGCTCGTTAAAAATTGGAATTTTTTAAAAACAGCACTGAAAAATATTTTTTCGTCAGAAGCTAAAAAAGAACGACATCCTTTTCGGTTTCTGCCCATGTCTGTCCCTGTGCATCCTGCTGCACCCAAGAACGTGTTGCTGCGTCCAATCCCGCCCATGTGCCGTTTTTCCCACGCAGGTCAAGTGCCGCCTCCAACTGGGCGGGCAGCAACCTGCGCAAAATTTTTTTTGCAAAGGTACAGTCCTGCGGCGGCTGTGCAGGGCAAAATAGTACCTGCGGCTGGTGAAAGCGCTCATAAAGCATGCCGCCAAGTCCCAGTGCTTCCGCCAGTGTCACAAAATCTGCACGGGTGCAGTGCCCCGGCCGAACCTTTAAAAGCTGCAGCCCGGCGGCACGGCTCCATTCACCGCCATCCGCAATACCTAAAGCCGCACATTTCCCCTCAAAGCCCCAGCTTTGTGCACTGCTAAAGTACGCCTCCCGCTCTGTTTCAAGTAACCCATCATATGCAAGATTCAGCACTTCTGCGCAGGCGAAAAGCTCCGCCGCCACAAGACTTCCGGGCTTTTTCAGGTTGTATATTCCAAGCGGCTCCATGTGCTGCAGCATACTTGCAAACGGCCGCATCAGCTCACCTCCAGAGTTGCCAGTGTAACCAATGTGTCCTCACTCACCGTTGGAAAAGTCGTATTGGACAGCAATTTTACACTCTGCACCGCACCAGTGTTGTAAATCTGGGCATACAGCTGCGTTTCACAGAGCGTTTCACCCACCCGCAGCGAGGAAAAAGAGTTTTGCACTGCCTTCCGTACGGCCTGCTGTGCTGCTGTTTTTAACTGACCTTCTTTTTCCTGAACCACGAATGATAATTTTAGGGGAACGATTTTTGCAGGATACACATGTACCTGTACATTCAGTTCACGCGCAGCCTCCAGCACCTTCTGAACTTGCTGCACGGTGCTGTCCGCCGCCTGTGCTCCCACACCGGCAAGCCAAACCGTCACTTCTCCGGCAGCGGGTGTGGCTGTCTGCACACTTGCTGAGAAAACACCTTCCTGCTGCTCCGCAAGCTGCCGGTAAAACGCCGGATTTGCTCCGTTGTTCTGCTGGGTATCCTGCTGCAGCAGCCGTGCACGCAGCTGTTCGTCCGTTTCCGCATCCCTGCCACCGGTAAATGCCTGCGGATTTGTCACAGCGCTGACGAACGAATTTGCGGCAGTCAGCGCTGTAACTGCAGCTGCCAGTACGTTACCGGCGGCACCCGCCGACACAGCCTGTGCCTGTACGGAAACAGTTTTGCCCGCTTCCACAGGCAGTTGGAGCTCCTCCAGCGTTTCCACCAGAACCGGATTCTCTCCGCCGGTCGTGCAGCGTGTTCCAGCGGGCAGCACGGCCTGCACAACACTTCCGCCCATTGCTGTAAATTGAACACTGCCTTTTGCGTGGGCGGCCTGTAAACGTCCCAGCCCCTGCTCCTGCGCCAGCTTGTCCAGTTGTTCACCCGCCGCCGTCTGCGGCAGCAGCGACTGTTTGAGCCACGCAAGGTCTGTCAGCAGGCTGTAGACTTCACCTGCCAGTACTCGGAAGCGTACCCCAGTATCCGAGGCTTCATCCGGCACAAATCCTGCCTGCTTCTCGTACGCGGTGTTCATTCGCTGCACCAATTCGTCATAAGAGATCATTTGCTCACCCCACTCTCATCGTAGGGAACCAGTACATCAATCTCAGCTGCCCCGGCGGCCAGCTTCACCCGCACACCATTTTGTTCCGGTTGTGCCGCAACCACCTTCACCGAGGGCACCGGTGCCAGCGCTTCCTGTGCAAACTGCAGTGCCTGCTGGCCGGCACCCGCCGTGGCAGCGGAAAGCCCCGCCAGTCTGCTGCCAAAGGCGGGTGCATACACAAATGCTCCGCGCCGGGTACACAGCCGCATGGCGGCGCGCTGCAGTAATTCTTCTTCTCCGGAAATGGTTTCCAGCGCACCGCCCGGTGTGCATACAACATCGCCGTCTTTTAATTTCGTATCCATCTCTAGCCCTCCTGCTTTACCGCTGGAAAGACCTGCCCGTTAATGACCACTTCACCGCTTGCTTTCAAGTAAACCTCCGCACCGCCCTGCGAAACAAGCTTTAACTCACCCGGCTGTAAAGCATCCGTACCGCAGACTGTACCTACACAAATTTCCCCGCTGTCTGTCTTCATCAGCACTGCCTGTGCACCCTGCGGTGCGTGCCACTGCACACCCCACGGGCCACACTGCTTTACACTGTTGTATAGTGTCTGTGCCTGTACTTCTCCGTTTGCGGCCACACTGCCCACCTGTGCCGTGGCTTTTTTCCTTTCGGCATGCAGGAACTTATTCAATATCCACATTTCTTATGATTCCTCCCCGTTTTCACAGCAAACCAGCCGGACTGTTTTTCCTTTGGCTGAAAGACTGTACAAAATCTGCCGCACCCTCAGCTGAAGCGTTTCGCCGCGCAAATGCAGTACAGCAGGCTGACCAAGCTGCACCGGTAGCCAGCCGGAACACAGCACCGTGATCAAGTTCACTTCCGCCTGTGCGGCGGAAAGCACCGATTTCGGACTTGCCCCCAGCCTGCGCCGCAGGATGCCTGTCTGTTGCATCGCCGCATCGGTCTGCTGCTTCTGCCAGTACCCGCCGGACTGTCCCCACACTTCCGAAAGACCGCGGTACAGATTCCAGCTCCGGCATACCTGCAAATACGGAAGTCCGCCGTTCCCCAGCAACAGCGCTTCCCCAAGCACAGGCGGCTCTGCCGTTAAAATTCCGTTTTCCTCCCGCAGAGCACCACCCAAATAAGTCCTGCAAAAATCCGTCAGCGCCTGCCATTCGCTGATGCCTTTTTCAACAACATACGGCACCGCAAAAAGCCGTTTGCTGCCCCGCACTTCGGAAAAGCCATACGGTACCGCATGATTTTGCACCAACGCCGGCAAACTTGGCGTACGGTACAAAGACGGCAGTGCTTCGCTGTCCAGCAGCAGCGCGGCGCGGCTGCGTGCAGTTACCGTCAGCAGCCGCGCCGCACCGTCTGTTTCCTGCAGCGTATCCACCACACCGTCAAACCAAACACAGCCATATTCCTCCACGCGCAGAAACGCCGCGTGCGGGGTGCCGCGCTTTGCCGGGAAAACCGCTTTTAGCCCTGCTGCCGGCGCGTCCGTGTCTTTCTGAAGCGTAATCGAAACCGGTGCAGGCAGTTTCCAGCGCTGACCGCCGCAATCGTATAAAGTACAGTTCACGGCAACACCAGCTCCATCCCCGTTTCCAATTCGTTTGCCCAGCGGATTTTGCCCGGATTCGCCGCCAGCAGACTTTCCACCGAAACGCCCGCTGCAGCTGCCGCGCTCCAAAGGCAGTCGCCTTGCTGCACACAGTAAGTCCGCACTGTCATCTGCGGCTTTCCGGTTTCGTGAAATACAAACTGGTAAGCAATCCGGTCACTGCGTGGCGAACCGCTTAGCGTCAGTTCTGTAAAAACCGCTGTTATCGGCTCCCTGCCGGGCAAATATAAAATTCCCGCACCCGCTTCCGCATAGCATCTGCAAAGCGCTGCCCACTGTTCAGCGGCTTCCGCCCCCAAAAGCACCCCGCTGCCGGTAATTTTTCTTCCGTGGCTGCCCAGTTCCTGAAGGATTTCTCCGTTTTCCGGCTGCTGAAATACCTGTGTGTACTTTTCATTTTCCATGCAGAGTGTATCCGGCAAACGCGGCCATGAAAATTCTTTGTAACCCATATAAAGCTGCATCATGCATCCTCCTCCAGTGTTCTCGGATAGCGCAGGCTTTCCTGCTCCAACTGCCCGCTGAGTACTTCCTGCGGTGTCTGCAGCGTTTCGTTCATACACACTCACCTCCCCCAGCCGTCCTGCTGTTCCAGCACCGCCCAGGTGTACAGCCGGTGCCCGCCCGCAAATACGCCGTCACAGCGCAGTACTGTGTAAACGTGCCCCATGCACTCCACCGTGTCACCCACTTTGGGGCAAAAAGAATACGGTGCCGTACACAGATACCGATTGTCCTCCTGCACGCCCCGCTGCACCGGCCGCAGCAGCACAAAAGCCTGCTGCTCCCCGCAAACCGCCGCGCTTCCGTAATGCCCCAGCAGGTCAGCAATCAGCGCCGCCCGATTCATGGAATCCTCCGAAACACAAAGGCTTCATCATGCAGAAACGGTGCGGCAGCGGCAAACGCGTCCCGCCAGATTTTGTGCGCGCTGTCCTGCGCGTGACCGCCCTCAAAGCGCACGTCTCCGGCAGTAAAGCCGCCGTCCGGCTCCGTCAGAGAAAGCTGCCAGTTCACTAGCGCCGCTGCTGCAGCTTCCAGTAAATTGTCCCCGCCCGGCTGGGCGCGTTTTGCCTCCATCCGCTGTACAGCATCCTGCACCAGCGGCAGATATGCAGACTGCTGTTGTGTGGAAACCTCCCGCAGCAGCCGCAGCCTTGCCCATACATTTTCTATTTCCATAGTCCTCCTCAAAATGCCCGCCCCTGCCCCGCGGCCAAACTGCCGCTCTAAATTACAAAACGAAAGGTGTTTTTTCAAGCCAGGTTCTCGAAATTTTTCTTTTGTCAGCATCTGCAAAGACGGCTTTAAGGCAGTTTCCGTGCGGCGTGGCTTCACCGCCGCCAGGCAATGCCGCTGTGTACTGATTCTTCGTACCAAAGGCTTTACGGTTAAGAGAAAGACCGCGGGCGCTGCCCACACCTGCATCCTTGTGAACATACCCCATTCGGGGCACGCGAGGCTGGCGAAAACTTTACTTCCAAATTCTGCTTTTACGCCGTATACCCCAGTACTTTCACTGCGCCGCTGAAGATTTTCGTAAAACCGGCAATCGTGCTGATGGATGCACGCTCCAACTGGCGGTCAATCAGCTTGTCGTATTCCGTCTGCACATCGCCCGCCTGCACCATTTCCAACGCACAGGTGTGGTCAATGCCAATCAGCTTTCCGTCCGGAACATCCGGTACATGCAGCAGCTGTGCACCCATCGGCGCAACCAGCTTGCCGGTGCCCTGAAAATTCAGTCCGGCCTGTGCGTCCCGCATTTCCGCCAGCCCCAGCACCTGCTGCACCGCCGCCGTACCGCCCAGCAAGCAGTTCATGCGGTAGGGTGCCAGCTTGCCCCAGACCTGCAGCAGATCCTTATAAGTAACCGCACCGGCGGCGGTCACTTCTTCTGCCTTGTCAGTGCCGTCGTCGCCGTTCAGCAGCACCTGCACCGCGTCACCCATCTGTGCGCGGGCAATGTACGCACCAATCTGCCGAAGCGTAACCGTAAACAAATCCAAATGCTGAAAGCGCAGCGCTTCGTAGCTTGCCACCAGCATACGGCCGCGCTTATGCAGCTGCACCAAGTGGTCCTGTGTGCGCACCACTGTCTGTGGAATTGCCGCGCCTTCTGCCACGGTTTTCAGCTTCTTTTCCTCCTCCAGCGGCGTGCTGGTAATGGTGCGGTAGTCCATTCCCTCCACCTGCGTGGTGGTTGCCACAATACTCGGCAGCAGGTTCTCCTGTTCCATGCCCTGCCGCACCGCACGGCAGATGTATTCCGGAAACAGTGCGGCGCTGTCCCTGGTCTGGAAAAATTTCTCCACTCGGTCACTGTTGCGTCCGCTGACGTGAATGTCAAAACGCTTCAGTTGGCGCTGATAAGCATCCAACCCCTCCAGCGGTGTGCCGCGGTAATTTTCGGAATTGTCCAGTGCCTCCAGTACCTGTGAAAAATTCTTTCCGGTGCCGTACATGCCCTTTTCCAAATGAATGTTTTCATAAAATGCCATCTAAAAATCCCTCCTTACAGAATAAAACCAATGTTTGTGCTGTCCGCGTCCACCACCAACCGCTGAAGTCCGGCGCTGCCCGATGCGGCAGCTTTCACTTTGCCGTCCGCGTCAGCGGTCAGCACCTGATACCCCACCGCGGGCTTAGTGCCGCTGTATGGCAGGGAAACGTAGCCCGCCAGCTGTACCGCCGCAAAGCCGTCCCGCCACGAAAGCGCCACCCCGCAGAAAGTGCCGCCTGCCGCTGATACCGTGCCGCTGTCCGTCACCATCACTGGCGTGCCCGGCAAAAGCTTTGTTTCGCAGCGGAAAGTCGCCGTGTTCTCTGCGTACCCGTTCATTGCTGTTTCCATAAAAAATTCCTCCTCGTACCCAAAAATTATTAGTACAAAATGTATATACACTTGTAATAAAACAATTTGTATATTTGTTCAGCTTATATGCGGAATCCATCGTCTGCCGCATCGGCCACATCTCTTTCCGGCACTAACTGCGGCTGCAGCGGCACCACGCGCCCTGCCGCTTTTTTTAAGCTCTTTTCCACCTGCTCCAGTTCCTCCGGTGCAAGGCTTTCTGCCATTTTCCGCGCCGCTTCCGCCGATACTCCCGGGCAGGCAACCGCAAAATATTTGGCCGTTTCGCCCAGCAGCAGGTTTTTCCATCTTCTGCCCCATTCCGCTTCTTCCGGCTGTTCTGAGGAAGTACAGGTGCGGCAGCTTTTTGTCACACCTGCTTCCCGCTGTGCAGGCACCGCAACGAAGCTCCATTCATATGCGTCCTGCGGGTCGCCCAGCACCGTACAGCAAGTCTGCCCCTGATAGTTCTGTCCGTTTTGGTGGCCGCAGTCTTTTTCGCGCCGGTCTGTTCCGCAGATGGAGCACACCGCACTCCCCATACTGCATCCAACGCTGACCTCCTTTTTAATGCCGCTGTCAATTTCCAGAATCAGGTCTTCATTGCCCTGCGTGTGCGGCATATAAGCTTTCGCCACCAGACGCGCATACGGTTCCCCGCAGGAAGTCCGGCGGTTTTGGTCGAGTTCCACCGCCGTGTCATAGATGCGCGCGCTCTGCGTTTTCGCGTCCATGCTATGATTGAAAATTCCGCTTTTGCCGAGGAACAACTCTGCCAATCCGTACAGTGCCTGTGACGCAAAGCGTTCTCCGTCGCGGTCCACTTCGTTGTCGCACAGCACCACCTTAAAGGTGTACACTTCCTCGGCCGTAAACGGACGGCGCGTAAAACGGTTAATTTGCTCCAAATCCCCCGCTTCCGGTTTCAGTACGCTTTTCAGTACATATCCACTTTGCAATTCGATTACTCCTTTCGCAGTTCCCTGCGCAGTTTTTCCGCCTGCAGCTGCGTGAGCTCCGCTTTTGCGTTGGTCAGCGCGGCATTGGCAAGTTCGGTCTTGTCCTGCAGTGTCACATCGTTCCACACAATGTCAAACGGCATGCTGCTCCCATTTAAGCGCAGCCACAGGGAACAAATTCGGTCAATCACCGGGTTGAGCAGTCTGCGGTAAGCTTCCAGTTCACTGGTCAGAATGTCTGACTGCTGGCTGCTCATCCGCTCGGTGCTGGACCAAGAAAGCCCCAGCAAAAACGGCGGAATCCCCAGCTTCGCAACAATCTGCTCCAGCATCTGCCGCGCCGGAATATCACTGTTCAGAATCTGATTGTCCGCGCCGATTGCTTTAATTTCCACGTCCCCAACCGCCACAAAATCACTTTTGCTGCCGGGGCGCATGGCGCGGCTCCACTCCTGTGCCATCTGCTGCGCGTGCTCCGCCGCAAACGCGCGGTCATCCGCACCGGGGCGGCAAGTCACGGCAAAGCGCACATTTCCCACGCGCTCCCAGTTCACGCCGATTGTGTGAAAAATCTTGATCAAAATATCGCTGACAAAGGAAAGTCCCTGCAGCACACTGGTACCCTTCGCGCTGCCCGGCGCCGGATTCAGCGCTGTGTGAAACACCAGTTCCGGGTATTGTACCGGCTTGCTGCCGCCCACACACCGGCGGCGGATTTCCACCTCCAACGGGGACTTCACCCGCAGTTCCACGTTCTCTAAAGAAGCATTGTAAAGTGCTTTCAGTTCGCCGTTCTGCACCACTGCTTCGCCAACGGCATTGCCGTACGTCAAAAGCTGGTCAAGATATGCAGTCACAAAAGACTGGATTCCTGCACCGCCCGCACCCACCGGCACCGTGTGCAAGAACACATTCAGCCTGTCCTGCGTATTTTTGTCAGCACATTCCACATGGAACTTGCCCAGCAGCCGCACCAGCTTGTCCAATGCCGCGTCAATGATGGGTACTGCTTCGCGCAGCTGCCGGTAAAGCCGGAGTTCGCCTGCTTCCAGCGGCACATAGCGGCGTACCGCTTCAAAGGGCAGTTCCTGCGAGCCGGTCTGCACTGCCAGCGCGCCGCCCGCCGGTTCCTTTCGTTTTCTCCATTTCTGCATTTCTTCCTCCCAAATTCTCCGGATGGCCCTAACCCCCGCGCGTCACTACCGCCGCCGCAAAACCGCCCCTGTTTTCCAGCAGTGTCGAAACAAAGTACCGCAGATCATCCATGGCGTGGTCGTTTTCCTTGACGGGTGCTTCCTTGCCGTCCTGCCAGCGGTAAAGAGAAAATTCCCGCCAAATATCCCGGCAGTTCCGGCAGATCCGCACCCGTCCTTCTTTCAGCGCCAGCCCGGTACGGCGAATACCCTGCAGCACATCATTCTGCGCCGGCACTACGGCAAACCTGCCGTGCCGCCGAATTGTTTCCATAAAGCTCGCCGCAGAAGGGTCGGCCACCACGCGGGTAATCCGTTTTCCGCGGCAAAGCTCTTCCAACCCGCGGTAGTGTTCCTCATCCGTGCGCGGGCCGCTTTTTCGTCCGTCGTAGTAATATTCATCCACACGGTACCAAACGTTTCCGCTTTTTCCCCACAAGCCGAAAGAACTCGGGTTCTGTGTGCCATAGTCGCAGCTGACCGCATATTCCGTGCAGGCTTCCGGCACATCCGCCGCCAGTGCCGCCGTCATGAACGGGTAAATCAATCCCTCTGCTGCCACCCACCTGCCCAGCACATACCGTTCGTAAAATGTGCCGGTGTAAAGACTTCGGTAGCGTGCCCGCATTTTAGCGGAAAGGCCGGGGTTGTCCTCCATGGTAAAGTGCAGATACAGCGCGTTTTTTGCCGCCGCCCCCTGAATCCATTCCCGGTAAAACCAATGTCCGGGATTTTCCGGATTGCAGTTGAACCAAAAGCGGCTTCCCTCTACACTGCACCGCGCCAGTGCCTGCTGCACAAACTCCTGCGGCATCAGCGCCGCTTCGTCAAACAAAACGCCAGCCAACGTGATTCCTTGAATCAGAGCCGCACTGCCGGCATCCCTGCCGCCAAAAAGATAAAACCGGTTTTGGTGCTGTCCCGCTGTCACCAACAGCAGGCTTTCTCCGTTTTTCAGTTCACTGCAAAAACCCGCCGCGGTAAGCGCCGGCAGCAGCGTGGTAATCAGATTTCGCCGCAGGGAACGCACGGTTTTTCCGCAAACTGCAAAACTGCGTTCCTGAAAATTCGCCATCGCCCAGCAAACAAAGCCCAGCCCCATGCAAAGTGTTTTTCCGCTGCGCACCGCGCCGTCACAAATCAGCGCGTCATAGGCAGCATCCGCGCTGTCCGGGCACCACCAGCTCATGGCACGCAGCTGCTTCCTGCTAAACTGCAT